CGCGTGGAATCGAACAAATCACCGAACACACAACAGGGTTGCGTCACAGAGCACCGCGCCCTATTGTATTAACCACAAGCCACACGGAAAGGAAAAAGCAAAATGAATGGCTTGCTCAAAGGCTCATTCTACAAGGATTCCACTTTCGCAATCGTGAATCCGAGAAACATCTTCAAGGGTGACGCTTTTCAGGCATTCGCTTACTTCATTGAATGCATTAATGGGCGGAGAGACATTCTTGAGAACATCAGGAGAGCACGCTATCATCATGAGTATGACACTTGCCAAAAGGCACTCATTGAACATGCTTGCCTCGTGTGGTGCGACGTGGAACTTGCAACCGATTACGCCGCTTTCAAGTATGGTGAGAATGAAGTGAGGGTTTATGGCAATTGCGCAACTTTCCACACGCCGCGGATTGAGATTCGACTTACTCACAAGGAATTCAGTCTCTGGGCGGCTCGGTATCTTGACTTCAAGGTGTCAGCATGATCACAGACGCATTCCACGGAGACGCCTTTCAGCGTTTCGCTGAATTTGTAGACCGCAACTTCATGAATGCAGAGCTTAAGAAAGCACAGAAAGAGCTTCGTGAAAGCCTTGACACCTATGATACGGATTTTGAGAATGTTGCGCTCAAGGCTTTGAATATTTGGGGTGAAGTGACGCTTGCTCCGGATTGGATTCGCTTCCATTACATTACTGGTGATGTCGTGGTGTATCGTGAATTTGCTCTTTACGTGAATGGTGTCGAGTCCTATAAGCTTTCCGCCAAGGAATTTTATTGCTGGCGGGCAAGGTATCTTGATTGGTGACAAAATGGAACCATTACTACGAATGTGGGACCCGGATAAATGGAGAGACGTAGTCAATGATCAGGGGTTTGAATGTTCATTCGACTACTCCAGTGACAAGCGCTATCAAATTCATTGTAGTGCAACGATTTACAGGCCACACGTGTGGGCGGAGTTGATTCGAGAAGGGGATTATATTTATGGATTCATCCTAAAGAAGGGTTCGCTTAGTTGGCGAAAAGTGGAAGAAGCTGAGATTCTTAAATACTTCCAAGGCCCACTACTTCCTGAATTCGCGGAGAAAAATGATCTACCTCCGCAAGTTAAAATTGAATACGGACAGGAATCACTCTTCACAGAACAGGAGAAAGAAAATGAGTGAAGTTGCAGTTGTTGAAGATTATGTCCCCGCCCCTATGACGGCACTGGAAAAGGAAGACAGCCTGAGGTCTCAGATTTACGCCCTGAAGAATCCCGGCACCACGGTCGCCACCAGTTTCCCGGTCACCGATAGCAATTCCTTGAAGGTGTTTGAGCTTATCGGAACTGCGGAGCCGCTTGAAGAGCACGTGGAAGAAGCATTCGAGCTTGTGCATTATGTGGCACAGATTGTTGATTTTACTACGGACGATGGAACCCTTGACAAGGGAATCCGTATTGTCCTGGTTACGAAGGACCTGAAGGGCTTTTCGACGATGTCTGATGTTGTTCGGAGTGATCTTCAGACTCTTATTGGCCTTATGGGCGAACCATCCGAATGGGCCGCACCTATTTGGATCAAGGCGGTGAAAGAAAAGTCTAACAAGAAACGGGAGTTCCTTACTCTCAGGGCAGCCGTCAAGTAGACAAGGAAAGGAGGGGCGGGCAGCTGAATGGCTGTCCGCCCTTTGGACATGGATATCGGTGAGAAGCGCCGTCTCATTATGAATGAGATAAAGAAAGCCAGACGCAAAATAAATCGTTTCATTAAAATGGGTGTCAAAGGGCGCAATCTATCTTTTGTTGAATTACGGGATAAAAGCAAGATTGGTCGCTATACCTCAAAACAGGCCGATTTTTATTTGAAAAAACTTCAAGACTTCAATAGTCGAAAGCATCAATACGTTCAGCTAGGCAAGGGCAAGTGGATTGAACGGGCAAAGTGGCAGAAGTATAAAGAAGCGGAAGCTCGCCACAATAAGCATGTTCAAAATTTGCAGAAGCGGTTTGAGAAAATGCCCAGCCCTAATGAATTCCTTTCAATGGCCGAGCTACGAAAAATGACGATTCCGGATAATCCGGCTCGCACCAAGATGCCTTCACCGAGCGACATTCACGAAGTGCACCGCACACCCAAGAATGTTCCCAACGAAAAGGCACTGGAAAAACTCACGGATAAATATAACGAAGCGCTCACCGCAGAGGGCAAGAAACGGAAAGTCGAATCCTACCGCAGAACGATCAATTCCATGCTTGACTATGTTGCTCCGGAATTGAGTGAACAGATTGACAAACTGACGGATGAGCAAGTCCGTATGTTGTGGGTATACAACACATACTTCGCACAAGACCTGTCCCTTTGGTATTTGACCGTCAAGGAAAGGATGGAAGCCAAGGATACCGGGGTCTTCCGAAGATATTGGGAGGGGACCGAGAAAAGCAGCAGGAAGAACGTTGTTGAGGGTTTGGAATGGGCCAAGAAGCAAAAGCCGGGGGCGCGGTTCAAAAAGCCGCGCTGAATTATGGTTTTGCTGACTTTGAGACCACTACTGACCCTGAGGATTGCCGTGTTTGGGCGTGGGGTCTTTGTGATGTCGATAAGGACGTTACGCCCGAACAATGCATTCTAGGCAACAAAATTGAAGGTTTCTTGTCGGAGTTGGCCAAAGGCGTCTATGACAAGGTTTATTTTCACAATCTCGCGTTTGACGGGGATTTTGTTCTCTCATTCTTGATGCAAAGAGGTTTCAAGGTTGTGGTCAACAATCCCCAGAAAGGCGAGATAAGTACGCTCATATCCAATATGGGCAAATACTATTCAATTGAGATTCGATTCCGCACCGGTATCAAAGTAACCTTGCTGGACTCACTCAAGAAACTTCCTTTTTCCATCAGTGGAATTGCCAAGGCTTATAATCTCGCTGAACAGAAGCTACATATTGATTACGATGAATACAGGGCACCAGGACACGAACTCACGGAGGATGAACAAAAATATCTCATCAATGATCTTTTGATTGGCGCCAAAGCCATAGCTCTGATGTTGGAAGAGGGAATGACAGCCCTTACAATCGGGAGTGATTCGCTGAACACGTACAAGGCAATGATGCCGGCTTTTGTTCGCAGATTCCCAGAACTTCCAATTGAATATGATGACGACTTCAGGCTTGCATACCGTGGCGGTTGGACATATTTGAACCCAAAATATGCTAGACGGATTGTCGGTCCCGGAACCGTTTATGATGTCAATTCCCTCTATCCGTGGGTCATGAGAACCCAACCCCTTCCGTGTGGTAATCCACGCTGGTTCAATGGATTCCCTTGGGAGGACAAGGCTTTCATCATGTCCATCACCTTCACTGCTGAATTGAAGAAGAATCATTTTCCAATCATTCAAGTGAAGGGCAATCCCATGTTCGTCCCCACTCAATATCTAGATAGGATTGAGGACCCGATTACCCTGTCGGTTACGAATGTTGATCTTGCAATGTGGCAAGAGCATTACGACATTGATATTCTCTCCTACAACGGGGGTTACTACTTTGAGACGGAGACCGGATTCTTTGACGAATACATCGATTACTTCATGGAGATAAAGGCCAGCGCCACCGGAGGAAGGCGCACACTCGCCAAATTGCACCTGAATAGCCTGTACGGCAAATTTGCCAGCCGGCCCCGTGTAACAGGCAAATATCCTGTACTGGAGGATGGCGTCATTCGCTTGATTGAGGGGGAGGAACAGGTCAAGAAACCCATATACACTCCACTCTCCGTTTTTGTAACTGCATATGCCAGAAAGAAGACAATAGAGGCAGCGCAAGCGAATTACGGCAACTTCATTTATGCCGACACCGATTCAATTCATGTCATAGGGGATGTTCCGGAAGGATCAATGGAGATTCATCCCACAAAACTAGGCGCGTGGAAAAGGGAATACAACTTTGACTACGCGACTTTCTGGCGCGCAAAAGCGTACACCGAAAGAAAAGTCAACCTTGAAAAGCAAGAAGTGCTCGGCTATGAAACGCACATAGCAGGCCTGCCCAGAGAGATAGCCGACGAAGTGCGTCTCGGTGACTACTGGGCCGGCCACGAATTGAGCGGCAAACTCAGGGCCAAAAGAGTACGTGGCGGAACCGTCCTGGTTGACACCCCTTATCGAATAGACGTATGATTCCATTGGGTAGGTCAAAGACCTGCCTTGGCGGGTGCCCGGCGGGAGCACGGGGAAGCCACCTCTGATCAGGCCCCACTCCGTCCGTGTGGCAGCGGCTCGGGCACTACGCCGCAATCATCCGTGGGCCGCTGCCGGGAAGCAGGAAGTATGGCCGAGAATGACGAAGCGCGCGAAGCGCTGGAGACCGCCGAGGAAACGGAAAACAGCGAAACAGGCGACACAGACGCCGAGGAAGCCGAGAACGGGGAGACGACAGAGGGGGCGACTCCCGAACCCGAGGAACAAGAAAGCAGTGAATCTGAGGCCGCGACGCCCGAATCCGCGGCCGAACAAATTGCGGCACTCTCCGCTCGAATCGACGGAATTGCTGGTGAGATAAGCGAGATTAGACGCTGGTTCAAGATGTCCACGGTCGCAGAGGACGGGGGTGAGGATGGACCTGAGGACCTGTCATTCGACGCACTCGCAGACTTCATCATTGGATCAGAATGATCCCATATTCAAAGAATTCGTCCAAGCCCTAATAAGGAGAATGTAAATGCAGAAGGCAACGAATAAACAGATTTTGGATACTATTCACGCCAACGCTTCACCGCTTTACAAGATGTCCGTTCCTCAGGCCACGAGGACGAACATCAAAGCGCTCGGCAAGAAGATCATGAAAGACCGCAGTGTTTACAACGAATTCATGAACGCCTTGATCAATGTAATCGGGACCATTACGGTTCAGGGCATGGATTTGTGGGAGAATCCCCTAAAAGGCTTCAAGCGCGGAAAGCTTGAAGCCGGTGGAAGGATCGAGGACATTTACGTTGGTATGGTCAATGAGGAAACTTGGTATGCCAACGAGGACTACTCGGACGGGGAGATTTGGAAGCGCAATCTTCCGCCCGTTGAGAGTCTTTTTTATGAGACAAACCGTACCCCGATGTATGAAGTGAGTGTGAATCATTCACTTCTCGGTCGTGCGTTCCTCAGTGACACCGGGCTGTCTGACTTTGTGGCCCAGTTGATGGCTGCCCCTCAGAAACGAGACGAGTATAACGAATTCCTGTCAATGACTTCGCTTTTCGCGGACTACAACGACAACAACGGTTTTCACAAGATTCACCTTCCCAACATCAATTCACTTGATGCCGCGGAAGCGGACATCAAACAGGCGCTGAAGGTGTTTCAGGCCACGGCCGGGAACATGTCGTTCCCGGACACCAAGTTCAATGCGTTGAAGGTTTTTCAGCATTCCAAGCGCGACAAGATGCACCTGTTTATCACGCCGGAGTGTCTTGCTAACATAAATGTCGGCGCGCTTGCGGTTTTGTTCAACATGGACAAGGCGGAGATTCCTTTCCGTATTCACGAGATTAGGCAGCAGGAACTCAATATTCCTAATGCACAGGCAATTCTTGTGGATGAAAAGTTTTTCGTATGCGTGGATACGCTGTACGAAAACACAAGTATTCAGAACCCGAAGGGCCTGTACTGGAACTACTTCTTGCATCACCACGAGATTATCTCCTACTCGCTTTTCGCGAATGCGGTGCTTTTCACGTCCGACAGCGTGGCGGAAACCGATATTCCCACGAGCGAGATTGAATCCATCACTGCCGTGAACATCACGGACGTCGACGGTCAGCCCGCAACCGAATTGCAGCCCGGATTCATGTACCGCGCCCGTGCGGTGGCGAAGAAGAAGACCGGGTCCTCTGAAGTGTTGGAGGATATGATTCTCTACACCATTGATGATGCGAAGTCTCAGCGCACTTATTGCACTCCGGATGGCGATATTCGCATTGGGCGTGATGAACCGAACGGCACCATCCACTTGACCGCAAAAGCCTTTGACAGCAAGACAGTCAGTAAAACAATTGAATTGACCGTCAAGGGCAAGAACATTGATTGGCCCAATCCGTGAGAGAGCCAAGTAAAGCAATTCATTCCCTGAAGGGAGCATTGCGTGGCAATCTCCCTCCGGAGTGCTGGTTTGGACAGGACATTGGGGAGCCGAACATTGTTATTCGGAATGGCAAGAAGGTTGACCTCAATTTTGAGCATTCCTCTGGATATGCGCTTGACTTGATGGTTGTCCCCAAAGTGGGGCAGAGAGCAAATCAGGAACAGCGCGCCAGGGCGTTTGCGATCGTCAATTGGTGTATTGAGAATTCAACGGCCATTGGTTTGCGGTGGCTTATCTGGGATTATTACGATGATCTTTGTGCCTGTTCCTATAATCCTTCTCGGGGTTCGTGGAAGCGGCTTTACAGGGGAGGGGTGTCAGAGGCGCATGCTGATCATGTTCACATTTATCTTGATGGCTCTGGCTCTTTCAGCAATCTTGTGATGACCGCTTTGAATCGTTGGAAAAATGCTGGGAAGGGGGTGAAAGAATTGACGAGAGAAGATCTTCACAGCGAACTTAACGATAATCCAATGATCAGTCTCATTGCGTCCCGAGTTGGCGCTCTAGAGACAGTCGTTGAGAAACTTCTTACCGAGCTTATTGAAGAGATTAGGCAGTTGCGTGCCTCCGTATCTTGATCTTGTATTCGCCGCTTCTGTGCTCGCTTCAGTAGGTGTCCTCTACGGTCACCTACTGGGGCGGGTCAAGGAACTCGAAAGCAATCTGAAACACGAAAACAATCGAATAAACAAACTCTGGACCGCCTATCGGCGGCTCGTCGACATGTACTACAGGTACAGGCGGGAAAACAGTCCGGAACCTCCGGAATTGGAGGATATTTGGAAGGAAAAAAATGCTTGAAGTAATGTCCGTTCCGGCCATTATCGCAATGGTCAACGCACTCAAGAAACTGAATCCACCGGCGTGGTTGCTGCCCTTCGTGGCCGTGCTGCTTGGTGTGGCCACGCAGTGGCTGGACCCCGACATGGCGCGCAACTGGCAGGACCGACTCGCGAAGGGGATCGTCGCAGGTCTCGCGGCCGCGGGCCTGTATGACGTGACCCGGCCTTCTGGACAGGAGTCCGCTCGCTCCGTATAATAGCACGTATGAGCGATAAGGCATTCGTCCCCGACCCGGACACCTTCAAGGTGCCCGGGTCGGCCTTTTCATACGATTTGTGGACTGCCGGAACTGAAGTATTTATTTGCAATGTTCCGTGGGATGCCGAGTACAACAATGTTGTTAAATTCAGCACTCCGGGAGAACTCAAGGATTATCTCCGGGAGTCCCCCGGCAAGCATATAAAGCTTGACAACATATCGTATGCCCGGCCCGAACAAGACATTATTCTTGACATCCCGGTGAATGAAGCCTACAAGTACAATTATATTTGGGTGCACAATGCCGCCACTCACAATGACGTTCCCGGAGATTACTTCTACTTCATTCGCGGCGTCTCACACGTGGCCCCTCAGGCCACGGCTTTTCATCTTCAGCTTGACGTGTGGCAGTCATTCACTTGGGAACTGGAACTCGGTCGTTGCTTTATTGAACGATCCCATTATGCCTTCAAGGTTTCTGGGGTTGATTCGGCTGATCAGATAAAGAATCTCCTGGTTCCTGAAGGGCTTGACCTTGGTTCTGACTTGGTTGAGTACTTCTATGACATCAATCAAATAAAAGCTCCGGAAGCGCGTGACCCCTATTCAATTGTTTTTCTCGCTTCAGCTGACCTGACGACTTCACCCGGGAATGTTTCCGACCCCATTCTGACCACTTCTCAGGGAACACAGGTTATTCTTCACACCAATGTCAGGCATGTTGGGGTGAACAATAGGGGAGAGCACAAAACTTATACCGTGGGAATTGGGTCCGATATCTGGCTCTGTCCGATATCGGAATTCACCGCGGCTCTTTCAGCGCTGAAAGATGCTCCGTGGGCATCCAAGTCAATTTACGGGTGTTATCTGGTGCCGGGTTTGGGTCGTTCTTCTGGTTATCCGTCGACGTCTTTTCTGGGAAACAACAATTCGATCAACAAATTGCAGGGTGGTGCTAGGGACTACAATCTCACGGTTGTGAAGGACATGTATCAAATTGCTAGGAATTATCTTCCGGCAAGGTACAGGAGTCTTTCAAAGCTTTTAACGTCGCCCTACAATGTGATTGAGATGACAACATTCACGGGAACGTCCGTGATTCTGAAACCCGAATTCTTTGCAACAAAAGAGCTTTCCGTGAGGGTTGGGATATCGAATATTCCGCCCACTCCGCGAACTGTTATTTTCCCGGTGAATTACATGCGGCGCGACTTGAAGGATATGTATTCGGGTGCATATCTGGACTCGGCCACGTTGATAGCGAACTTCCCTTCACTGCCGATTGTATCGGATTCGTACACGGCCTTTATGGCTGAGAACAAGAACTCTTTGGCGGCCGGGTACGCTTCCGCGGACTGGGGATTCCAGAAAGCCAACATGGGGGCATCCAATGCTTTTTCTCAGGCAATGATGGGAATTGATGCAGCGAATCAACAGGCGCGCCTTGGGCAGCATGTGAACAATATGAATGCCGGTTTGGCGTCCGACATGAATTTGGGCAAGTCTATTCAGTCGGGCGCGAATGCCGCAATCAATGGCATTGCGTCGGCCCTTCAGGGCAACGTTGGCGGCGGCCTTTTCTCGGGTGCAATGGGCGTCGGAAACGCCTTTGTTGATTACAACCTGAATCAACATCAAATTACCCAATCCACCGCAATCAACAATTATGAGCTTGGTGCTTCCAATCAAATAAACACGAATTTGTCCCGGCAGATTGCAAACAGCAATTTGTCGTTGGCGAAAGCCGTTGCGTCCGGTGACAGAGCAATGGCAATACAATCCTTGAACGCCCGCGTGCAGGACGCCAAAATGCTTCAGCCCGGTGTTTCCGGGCAGCTGGGCGGCGACTTTCTGACGCTGATCCTCGAACAAGGTTTTACCGTCAACTTCCGTTTCAAGCGGATTGACGATTCCGCCCTGGTCAGAGTCGGGGAATACTGGCTCCGATACGGCTATGCGCTGAATCGCTACGCGAAACCGAGTACCTTGACGCCAATGAGCAACTTCACTTATTGGAAAATGGCGGACGTGAACTTTGCTCACTTTGATTGTCCCGAATTGTACAAGAACACCATTGCCGGAATCTTCATGCGCGGCACCACTATTTGGAAAAAGCCCCGCGACATTGTTTACCTTGATATCGCCGACAATGAATTGACGGCCCCAAAGGAGGTTTTGTAATGGCCAAACGAAAAGGGCAGAACCCCTATGACGCTTATTCCCGCTTCCTGCCCAGAAAAGCACAGAATGTTCAGGCAGGGCGCGCTATTGGTTATTTTGACAAACTGTACGAATGGTACATGGCGCGAGTTAAGTGGGAAGGGATGCCGAAAGAGATAGATCGTCGTTACGTAGAAGACGCCCTTGCATGGGGTGGCCTTGTGGTTTTCTACTTTGATCCCCGGTTGGGTGAATTCGTTTGCCTTTCCGCCACTCAAACAAACGCATTGGACCTGTACGGGAACCCAACAGAGTTTCTCACCAATCCGCGCGGGGCATACACACCGGTTCGTCTTTCCATTGATGATTGCGTACCTATTTGGGGTACGAATTCTCGGGTTGGCGTGATCGATAACCTCATGGATTTTGCCGAGCGTCTCGGAGCAATAGACACCACACTTGACATTCTAGTTCAGGGAATGCGTGTCACCCGCGTAATAACCTGCCCCGAGGAACAGCGGCATACTTATACACAAATCATGAAGGAACAGCAGGACGGCACCCCCGTCATTTTCGGGTATGACTCGCTGGACATATCCGCAATTAGCGCGCTGGACTTGAAGATTGACCCGAATTTGCTTCCGCGTTTGCGGCATGAATTCAATCAGGTTTGGCGCTCTGCAATGACATTCATGGGAATAACTTCAGTTAATGAAGACAAAGCGGAACGGCTTGTCGCGGATGAGGCATCCGGGCAGGACGGGCAGGTTTTGATATCTCGGAATTCATTCATTCAGCCACGTAAATTGGCAGCTGAAGAGATTAACCGCAAATTCAATCTAGACATTCGACCGAAGTGGTGTTTCGACCCCGAATCCATACCCGACCTGTTGCTCACCGAGGGAAGCGGTGCTTTGAATGTCTAGATACACAATGCCATTTTCCAGCGCTTTGGATTACGCGAAAAAAATGGGCATCCCCACTGGGCTGGAGGATTACCCGATATTTGACGAATCCTACCGAGAGCGACTGAATGGCCTGATCGTGGACACCTACATGTTCCGCGAGATAGGCTACGAAACCCCAGAACAGTTTTTCAAGGCATTGAGCCGTAAAATGCGTCTCATCATGCCTACCATGAACCGCGCCTATCTCGCAATCAAAACCGAGGACGGCACGATATTGGACACCTATCGGAGCCACAACAGAACAACAGGAACGTCCGAAACCACCGGCTCCGAAAGTGGAAACACAAAAGCGAAGTCAACCACAAGCAGCGGCGTTATCAATTCCAATTTTCCGCAACAATTGCTTGCAAGCAATGGAGACTACGCAACCTCAGGAACACAAAATGTCACCGAAGGTGACAACACCACGAATTCGACAGGATCATCGGCTTCGCACAATGACAATGCGCAGACGTCTGATTCCTACGGGCGTTCAGGGTCTTATGCGCAGTTGTTGAATGAGTATTTTGAGTCATTCGTGAACATTGATGAAGTCGTTATCGCGCGGCTGGCCCCTTTGTTCATGGGAATTTGGGGCGGTCAGGATTCTTTTTTTGCCTCGGATTCCATATTTGCAGATTGTATTTACCCGTATCCCTACTACCCCTTTAGAAGGTAAAATGCCCGACAACCAAGATTGGATCATCAATCCCCTTCCTGAGATTGGCCCCATTAATTCCGTGGTGCCATGGACCTATGGTGACGCCTATTCGTTTCTTGAGATTCTCACTGAAACCCGAGAAAAGATGCAGGAGATTCTCAAGGGCTTCAAAGTTCAGGACAAGCACATTCGCGATTTTGTGAATGATGTTTCGAACAAGATCAATGAATTCGTGGCAAAGTTTGTTCATCACACGGTAACCGAGGATGACAAGGGGATCATTCATTTTGCAATGATGAACGGGTCCGAGGTTCTGACGTACACGACCAAACAGTTCGACAAGGTTTTTGATCAGTACAAGACCAACACTGACAATTGGATTCGTGGAATCCGTGATGAGATTCTCACCACCCTGTCGACTGCCCAGCAGGAATTCAATAACAAACTCACCGAGCAGAACAACAAGCTTGTAAAAAAGATTGAGGACGGGCTCGCGGCAGAGCGCACGTTCGCAGAGAAGAAAGCGAACAGGTACTATCATGTTGTTACCGATTATGGCGCAAAGGGCGACGGGCAAACGGACGATAGCTCGGCAATTGAAGCAGCAATTGCAGCAGCAGGGAAAGGAGGTCACATTTATTTTCCGAAAGGCGTATACAAAGTAACCCGAACCCTTTCTTTCCTTCAGGATCAGTACATTGAAGGAACTTCTGGATCGTGGGGCGACAACGTCCCGAATTCTGCCATCAAATTCGATATTCGAGACGGCAAGGGCATCTATTGCGAATACGGTAACGTTTTCGAGCGTATGCGTTTCGACGGGCCGGGTTTCAACATTCTAGGGTGCATTGGAATGCACGTCAAAAACTACGCGACCGTGCGCGACTGTGGCTTCTATCATTGGGACCGCGCCGTGTATTGCGAACAGAATTGGTACACTGAATTCGCACGCTGTAAATGGTATTGGAACAATACCGCAATGGACGTGAATTACTGCTACAACTTCGCAATCGTCGAGCCGCATATTATTGCTGACCGTGGCGACAAGCGCGGCGTGAATGGCATTCTTGTGCGCGAAGGATCCATGATTCGCGTGACCGGCGGCGCCATTGAAGCCTACCAAACCGGCATATCAATGGAAGCAAATTGCGCTGTCTATGTGTCGGGTGTGTATTTTGAGACCGACAAGCAGATAACTGCGGAGCAGCGTCGTGCCGTGTTTTTCAAGGGTGGCGGGTCCACGTTGACGATGATCGGGTGTCAGATTTATGTGCCCAATCACAAGGCAATTGTGGACGCTACAACCGGTGGCGCTGGAGAAAACATCAATATGATAGGCAATTTTTATAAAGGGGGCGCGGTGAATGAAGACGCTGGCTTCATAATTGATACCAATGAAGCGACTCCGGGAGCTATGCAAGTGGTGGCGATTGGTGAGAACAACACCAATACAAGCCATAATGCATACCGCTATGTGCGGCCCAAGATGGTCAAATCGGGCATCTACACCTTCCCCTATAGGGCTTTCCCCACGCGTGGCGGAAACCGAACCGTGGTCGCGGGTCAGAATCTTGCCGTCCCTCGTGAAGGTGCTGTTATTACTGGTTTTGGGAGCAAACTTCCTGCATTCGGTGATGAAAAGGACATGGTAGGGGCCATGTACTGGTACGAGGAAAAAAACAAGCTTTGTATTTTCACCCCCGACGGGTGGAAGTATGCCGATGGAACAGTGGTATAATGGCTTTCGGCACCCCTGAACTCAACGTAACAATCCATGTGCTGGGATTGGTGGAATCCAATCTCAGCTACACGGATATATACACCGGTGACCCCATAACCATTGGCATCATGCAATGGTACGGGGTTCGCGCTGGGCGATTGATATCCCGGATTCGCAAATACGATCCCGTTGGCTATGCAATGCTCCCGTCACGGCTGAAACAAAAACTGGAATCTCAGGGGCCGTCGAATGAATCATGGAATTCATTGTGGTTGCGGAATGAGGAATTGCAGCCAATTCGCAATGTCATGGTTCGCCCATTGACAAAATGGGTGCAACACGTCACCGCAAACCAGGACATGGGCGACTATTTGGTTCGCGCAAAAAAGCTCGGAATCGACCCCGACGTGGTTCCCAAAACCGCAATAATGTTCATTGTATCCAACCACCAATGGCCGGTTGGAACCAATAAAGCAGTGAAAATAGCGGGGCCGAATCCGTCACTGGACAAATACACTTCCGCCTTGCGCGCCGTTGGCGGCTCCTTCACAAAATACTGGAGCCGCTATACAAAAGCAAAAGCCGCAATTGATAAGTGGGACACCAGTCCACCATTCAGGGGCTACACGATGAAGCCCGGAATGCGTGGCGGCGTGGAAGTCGATCCATATTCCGGAGACACGCTCCCCGGAACTCCGGGCGGGGATGACGGCGGAGGGGGTGGTGACACGCCACCCGAACCACGACCACCTGATGACAACGACAATTCGGGGTCTATTGAGGTCAAATATCTCCATGAGATAAACGGCACAATGTGGGCTATATTCACTGATGGTAAACGTCAGCAATTCTCCAAGGGCTATGGTGGAATATGGCGGCCGAAAGGCCATAAATCCTCCGGGAGAGTTCCCGGCTCGGATGACGATGACGACACTCCCCCGACGCCCCCTGATCCCGGCCAACCGAGCGGTAAATTCTCGCTGCCGGTTGCAAAAGGCAAATATCGGATATCTGCAGGCTGGGGCGCCACGGGGGCTTGGGCTCGTTATCACACGGGCACAGACTTCGCGGGCGCGGCCGGCACGCCGCTGCTGGCCGTCACGGACGGCGTCGTTGTCGGCGACACGGCCGGCTCATGGGCCGGGAATCACGTAGCAATCCAATCCACCGCCACGGGCGAATCCTACATGTATTGCCACGCCCAAAAAGTTCTCGTGTCGAAAGGCCAGAAGGTCACGGCCGGCCAGACGGTCGCTCTAATGGGGCAGACCGGGCGGGCTTTTGGCGTGCATTGCCATTTTGAGTATTATCCGAAAGGAATCACTCCGGGGAATATTTATTCATCAAAGGACTGCATCCCTTGGCTGAAGCGATTGGGGCTGAATCCATGAGCAAATTCTACTGTTTTGACGCAATTGATGCCAAGAATGGGACCTACAACTTCATTGTTGGGGGTAGGGGTATTGGTAAGACTTATGGGGCGAAGAAAAGGGTGATTCTGGACTTTCTACGCCACGGATACCAATTCATTTATCTCCGACGATATCGCGAAGAAAGAATGGCTGCCGCGAACTTTTTCGCGGATGTCGGACAGGAGTTCCCTGATGATGAATTCCGTGTGCATCAGCACGAATTACAGCACAAAACCTTGGATGACAAGTGGGAAGCAATGGGCTACGTGGTGGCCCTTTCCACTGCCCAAAAGCTCAAGTCAAAGGTGTTCAACAATGTTCACACCATCATTTTTGATGAATTCATTCTTGAAAAAGGATTCACCCGATACATCCCCGACGAAGCCAGCGCATTTAACAATTTTTATTCGACCGTGGACAGGTGGAACGATAGAGTCAGAGTATACTTCTTGGCCAACGCTGTATCCATCAATAACCCCTACTTCGTCGCTTACAAAATAGACGCGGATAGAGAATGGGTAAGGAGAAAGCGTGGCTTCATAGTCGTTCACTTCCCCCAATCCACTGAATTCAACAATGAAGCAGAGAATACCAAATTCGGGCAATTCATAGCCGGAACAGAATACTCCGATTATGCGCTCGGGAATCAATTCGCCGACAACACACCGAAAATGATTGGCGAAAAACCACCTTCCGCGCGATACTTCTGTTCTGTTGAGATAGAGGGATATTGGATATCCCTTTGGAAGTTCGAGAGACAGGGAAAGCGCTGGTTCTATGGATCATCAAAACAACCGCGGGAAACCATTGAATTCACAATGGACCCACAAAAAGTTACTGAGGAATGTGTCTATCTAGCCAAGAATGCTGACTTGACTAAAGCATTCCGAACAGCTTTTGGACATGGCCGAATGCTTTTTGACAAGCCAGCAACACGCAACCAATTCCTGGCCATTTATTGAAAAAAGAAAAGGCCCCGCATTGCGCGGGGCCTTTTGATCAGTCGGGAAGTTTGGATTCAATGAAGTCAAGGTAGTTTTTGTGTGCTTTGATCAACAGATTCGTGAAGTCATCATATTCTCTGAAGGAAAGAAAATTGTGCAGGAACATGTTGCCACACATGTTCAACGAAACCTCGAAAGATTCTTTGCAGGTATCGATTGCACTGGAGAAGTTTTTCCTGATTCTTGAATCGTAGTGCTCATTGACCTCTTCCTGAAGGTCCTTGAGGTCACTGTAAAAATCATCCAGCATACTTACAATCCTTCCATTCCTTGATCTTGATGATCAGCGCATCACAGCGCCGCTTTGCAGTCGCAGCAGCGTCCTCTTTCATATCGCGCGCTTCACGCGCACTAATCTGATCACCTTCGTACAGCCGTGAAGCCAAATAGGCCTTGTGTTCGTACTCGTCCTCAATCCCGCACAAAACTCGCTCGGCGAACCAGCCCATGTACGGGTTCTTGAAGTGGTCGATCTTTTCGCGCACGCCTGCAAAACACTTCAGATTCATTCAATTTACCCTTTCTTGAAAAGTGGCGCCTGGTGCGGCGCCACCCATGAATTTTCTGTTTCAATGCTTGTCGTGAGAAGTAAAAGCCCACCAGACAAGACCGATACGGGCATTCTTCTCGACCTGCTCGATGTCCTTGTAGACAATGCCCAAACGCTCATTCAGAGTGCCATAGAGGGGTTCCAGTGCGGATTCGTAGCATTTTTCGCAACAGTGGCCGAAGCTTTCGGCCTCGGCGGTGAACTCACTGTACGCATGGGCGACATCCATGGAGAGCGTGATTCGTGCAGCCGAATCCTCAATACCGTTGATTGCTGCAAAAGTGTGGAGCAGTGCACAATTGATGTTCTGATTCATTCTTCCTCCGCAAAGGTCTCGATTAGAAACTTGATTCGTTTGATGGCCAGCCTATTGGCCTGGTGCTCGACAAACTCCCGTTCTTCCTCCGGGAGCTGTGTTGCGTGGATCATTGACAGTTTGTGTCGATGCAAGGCAAATTCAAGATCCCTCAGGCCTTGACGTTTCATGTTGAGCGAAGACTTGCCAATGACGTCTCTGGCTTTGTTGGCCAGTTCGCTGAGTATCACCTCATGAGCTCCCGTTCCCATTCGGGAACTTCATGCTTGTCCCATCTTTCTTCGCGCTTGCGGAGAGCCTTAGCGTGGATAACCTCCACTGATGCCAATTCCTCCATTGCCTCTTCAATGTCCCTGTAGTCAAGATCGCCATAGGCGTAGTGCCTCAAGATGTCCTGACGAATTTGCTCAAACATATTGTTCTCCATACTGTGATTTATGATTGTCTACCTCTGTTGAGTTTTCATACTCGTGATCAACCTTGGTTTTTTGCCCCTTGTTTGACCTTGTGCCTCTAGGCTACCACCTAAATTTTCTGGCTGTCAACTCTGGCAGCTAAAAAATTTTTTCTCGGCGTTTCGTTCGAATAAATGGCTGAGGGATGAAAAAATCCGCTCCCCGGCCGGAGGAAGAGCCGGGGAGCGGTGCAAAGATGTAGCTGGTCAGTCCTCGATGGCCTTGCGAAGCTTGGCCTCAGAGAAGCCGTACAGCCGCGCCACGGCCTCTACGGGGAGCCCGTGATCCTCAACGTCCTGTACGGCGGCTGCCAGTGCCTCGGCCTTGGCGGCGTCGAAAGCCGCACGGGCTTCGGTCCACTGCTTGATTGCGTCGATGTTCATGGTGTTTCCTTTCGTGTGGTTTGGTTGTTCCAGTATAGCGCTAAGTGTCTTGATGGTCAATCTTCGCTATAGCAGAGCATCGTCAGCCTCTGCGCAAAATCATTGCGCAGCATGGTGCGGATGTTCATGGCCCGCGGTGTTCCATCGGGACAGCGTAGACGTGCCTCTGCAATTCGGAGAAGGCGGGACACTGTAGAGGCTATGATTACGTCATATGCCCGGTGCGTATCAATGTAGATGGTAAAATTCTGTATCCCGTAAACAAGCCAGTAGAGCAGATCATAAAATGAATGGTCAATTCCATAGTTGGCCATGTAGCGGGACTTGCATTCCACAGCAATGTCATTGAGCGCTTCATCCCAGTAGCCATGCGTGCGCAGAGCCTCAAAGGCCATACGATCATCAAAATAACCATGCTCATAATAACCTGTACCATCCATTTTATTTTCCCTTTCCTTTCCGTGTGGCTTGTGATGTATACATTACGAGCGATATGGCGTGTGAGTCAACCCGGTGACGTTGTTCGGTGTTTTGTTCGATTGTCCGCA